TCTTTAAACAAGACGCCTACGAAAGCCATGAAAAAAAGCCACCCATAGACCCCTATGACGTGTTCCATCTGACCTTTAAATTCAGGAGTTACTATTTCCGGTTCCATTATTTATTTAGTCTCCACCCGTATTGATAAAGTATTTTACTTAAAGTACCTGAAAATTTTCTGACTTCTGTCTCTGATTTATCGAACCAGAAAGCATGAACAACCTCCTCAATGGTTACAGAAAGCTTTCTCCTTGGTAAAAGGTTAGGCCTTATCATTATCTTCGGCTTTTTACACTCCGGACTCCAACACAGGCCGTCTGCGTCGTCGTATGGGGGGTTTTTCCACAAAAGGGTATATTCTTTGTTGGAAGCCGTTTTAAACTTAACCTTCTCAGCCATATTGATTATTACACAGAGAACAAAGATATAAAATTTAATTATTGTTTAAAATATTGTGATATTTATGTGTAATTTTGTAGTATCTACAAATGATTTCGTATTGTTATAGTTGCGGAAGCAGGATCGACCATCCATCCTTTAATAAACCTGAAAACTGCTCATCTTGTGGGGAATCTTTGTCAACGTGGGGTAAAAAAGACAAAAAGAAGAAGGAAAAGTCTGTAAAAAAATCCTATAAACCTGATTCCAAAAAATCCTTGGCAGTTGAAGTAGATGAAGAAGAGTTAGATGAGTTTGAAGGACTTGATCATTTTTCGACTGTTATGGGGGGCATACAGTTAGATGAAGAACGTTCTTATTACAAGAATAATAATTCAGAAAGCCTAAGGAACATCATGGGTCCAGCCAATATGAAGCTAATTGAAGAAAACCCAGCAAGTGAATAAAAACCAGAGGAAGATAAAACTTAAGTTTGAGGACTATATTAATCAGATAGACGAAGAAATAAGAAAGAGAAAAAGCAAATGGACTTTAACCTCTATTGCTTGGATGGATTTTGATGATATTTCGCAGATACTCAGAATACATATATATAAAAAATGGTCTCTATTTGATCAAGATAAACCCTTAGGCCCATGGCTTAACAGAATAATTTCTAATCAAATTAAAAACATAATTAGAAATAATTATGGAAATTATGCTAGACCATGTTTGAGGTGTGCGGCTGCAGAGCCAGACGATGGCTGTGCTATATACAAAGAACAGTGCGATGTTTGCCCTTTATTTAAAACTTGGTTAAAAAGAAAAAAAAGCGCTTATGATCTTAAGATCACGGTTCCGTTAGATAACCATACTCAGGAAATACAAAGTATATCTTCCTTAAATACTTTTGATGAATTTAATTTAGTTAAGATTCATCAAAGAATGAAAGAGGTTCTTAAGCCTGTTGAGTGGAAGGTTTACTTTAACTTCTACATTAAAAATGTTAAAGAGCGCGAGATAGCCAAAATGCTGGGATTCAAAACAACGGAAAAGAACAGGTCTCCCGGATACAAACAATTAAGAAATATTCAAAAATCAATAATAAACAAATTCAAAAAATGTTTACGAGATGATGAGTTGGATTTAATACTTTAATCGAATGAGCTCTCAAGAGTTACTAGAACTTACTGACAAGCAAAAGCTTGACCTTCTTAATACTTGGAATAGTAGAAAAGATGACCCCCCTTCTCTTCTCGAGCTCATACAGGACGTAGCGGGCTTTAGGGGGAAAGATGGAAGAAGTAAGGAGGGGAGAACGGTTAAGGCTTATCTCGCTTCACGTCAACTAAAAGCGAGGGGCTCGCACGAATACCAGCCAGTAAGCAAAACGGAGTTAACGGAAAGTCAAAAAGAATATATAGCCAACAATGTCCAGACGATGAACGGTGTGGAGATGGCTAAGGCAATATTTGATGACCAATCACTTACTAACCTTAATATAGAAACGAGGACGGTAAACAAGTATATAAAGATCCTCAGGGAACAGGGGGTTCAAACTTTTGAAGACCCTCAAGAGGCTCCGACTGACAGGTATAAACCCCCCAAAACGGACTTGAGGATGATTCAAAGAATCAACAAATATGTTCTATATGGGATAGAGGAAAAGAAAATTACTCCAAAGCAAAAGAGAGACATTAGATCCATAATCGGTTATCTTCATACCTTCAGATTTTCACATCAAATAAATAGCTATAGTAACAATACGGACAGGGAGCTTTTTGAGAGTTCTTTTGTTCGTTATACTTATGATAAAAATGATTTAACACAGGAGGAAGTGGATCAATATATACTCTTGGCTGCTGAGGTTGTAATTGCTTCAAATATTCAGGAACGAGTAGAGAGGCTTCAAACCATGTTGGACGATACAGCTGACGATACTGAAGGAAGGAGAATATCAATGAGTTTAGTTGAGGCGATAAGCTCAAGGCAAACAGAATATAATCAGTGCGTAAATCGACAGCAGAAACTTCTCGAAAGCTTAAAGGAGAAGAGGAGCGCTAAGTTAAGTAAACAAATAAAGGAGACTGCAAGTATTCTCAATTTAGTTGAGATGTGGAAGGAGGAAGAATCAAGGAAAAAGATGATTCGACTTGCGGAGTTAAGGAAGAAGGCTCTCGAAAAGGAAGTGGAAAAACTTAGCTCAATGGACGAGGTAAAAGCTAGAGTGATGGGTCTTTCCGAAGATGAGGTTTTAAATGGTTAAATGTAAAATATGTGATGACGAATTTGAGAGCGAGCAGGATCTCCACCCTCATCTAAGGAAACATAAGATACGAATAGCAGAATATTATCAAAAATTTTTCCCTCGTAGAGATCTTTTCTCTGGAGACCTGATTAAGTTCAAAAATAAAGACTATTATTTTTCAACTGATTTTAATTCTAGGCCAAATATGAAAAAATGGCTTAACGAGCAATCTCCTAAGAACGCAAGGGAATACACAAAAGGTTTACTTCAAACAAGAGTAGAGAGAAAAAAATTAAAATATTCCCCAACACAAGTAGAGTTAAGAACCGTCATGTTCCCTCCTATTCAGTGTTTACATCTAATTCATGGAAACTATTATAAATTTTGTTCTGAATTGAATTTGGAAAATAGATTTTCCGATACCATTCCCTTATCTAAGAGCTGTCTCTCAGAAAAGATCTCGAAGGAGCATTTAATTTGTGTTGATACAAGAGAACAGCTTCCCCTTAAGTTGAGTCATCCAATAGAGGTAAGGACTTTGAAGTTCGGAGATTATACCTTAGATAATCCAGAAGTCGCTGGTAACTGTTACATAGAAAGGAAATCCCTGAGTGATTTTATAGGAACAATGAGCGGGGGGTTGAATAGGTTCCATAAAGAAATTCAAAAAGCTGAGGATGCTGGAGCTTACGTGGTTGTTTTAGTCGAGAGAAACTTAAATGAGTGTAGCGTTTTTAACAGGCTTCCTTATGTGTCAAAGAAAATAAAAGCTACTCCTGAGTATATATTTAGAAATGTAAGGGAAGTGATTCAGAGGTATAAGTCTGTTCAGTTTTTGTTTGTCAATGGGAGAAGGGAAGCGTCCGAGATAACCAAGAAGATTCTCTTCTCGCAGGGTAGGTGTAGGGACATTGACCTACAGTTAGCGTATGATTTGAAATTATTGTAATGTGGTATTGTCCTGAAAAATATAACATTAACAATGAGAACGTTAATGAAACTCTCTCAAAGCTAAAAGGAGACCTTGATCCAAAAGAGGCTAAAATATCTTTGGCAAAATTTTTAAGAGCTAATATCGGAATAACTACAGAGCTTATTTCAGGAATTAAACTAGCTCCATATCAAGAAATCACCCTAAAGGGCATGATGAATCGTAACTTTTCGATGTGCGTGTGGGTTCGTGGTTGTGGTAAAACTTTTATTGCCAGCATATTCGCTTTTCTTCAGTGCATTTTTTATCCCGGTACGAAAATTTTAATTGCGGGCCCTACGTTTCGTACGGCTAGGTTTATATTTGAGAATTTAGAAAAAATTGTAGATTCTAAGGGTGCGGAACTGTTGATGCAATGTTTCGGGGCAAAATCAAAACGTAATGACCAATTTAAATGGGATATTAATGGCGGAACAATTACGGCGATCCCCCTAAGCGGAGAAAAGATTCGTGGTTTTCG